TGAAGCGCCGTTATGTGTTTTTCTACACCTGCAATTGCGCCATCGGTTGCCCCAACAGTATTTCGTAAAGAGTTAGCAAGAAGTGCCTGTGACTTTTGATCTTCCATTGCAGCTTGAACTGCATCCTTGCCAATCTTTACTGCAAATGCTCCTACTGCTAACGCTGCTACTCCAAATGCTTTTGCAGATTTCTTGGCAAATTTATCAATGTTTTTACCAAGTTTGTTAATATCTTTTTGAGCAGCCTTTGAGCCTTTATCAGAATACTGGGTGAGGATGCGGGCTACAACTGCGCCAACTGCCATTTATTTGACCCGCTCTCCCTGTAAATGTTTTTGTAGATCGGCTTTTGCTTCTTCAAGCGCACGGGCTACATTTTCTTCAATTCTTGTTCTATCTTTATCAACAACGCGCCATACTACACGCGAGGCATTGCCAAATCTGTTGCCCAAAGTTCGCAGGAATTGCGCACTTGAACCGCCACCAAATCCTGCTTTAGTTTTCTTGCCTGCAACTTCAAAGATTGCACCCGCTGCAGATTTATTCAGCAAAGCACCTGCACTTGTTGTGTAATTGCCACGAACCCTGCCCTGCGCTTTTGTCTTTGTAATCTTTGACTTGATCTCACCAGCATCCCAACCAGGCCAACCAGCGCCACCGCGAGTGCGACCTTTAGCAGCATCGGCCTTGCGCCAGCCACTCATCGGTGGCTGATCTTGGATGATGTTTTTGGCATCTCGCTCTGCCCCTGCCAATTCGGTATTGATAACCTTGTTGAAGCGCTTAACTGCATCTTTATCAAACTCTTTAAGTGCATCAAGAGTTTCTTTAATGCCATACAGAACAATTACTTCTTCAGCCATTGGCTTTAGCTCGTTCCTTCATATAGATCGTGATTGCTTCAAAGATACCTTCAGGCGCATCAAGCAAATCACTGATGGGAATACCTGTCTCAACCGCAACGGCTGCAATCGTATAAGTTAGGCTGTTGCGGTGGATTCGAAAGATTCATTAGCATCCAATTCGGCGCTGACAAGAGTATCCAAGAACTCAGGTCCAAAAACTTTTACAACATGGCCATTTGTCTGCAAGGCTTTCCAGGCAAGCCAATAGATATATTCTACTTTTTGCCCTTCGCCCAGCAATTTAGGCATACCCCCGCCAAAGTTTTGCTCAAATGCAACAATGATGCGAGGCGTTAACTTGTAAGAAGCCTCAACACCATCGGTTGTTTTTATCTTGACTGATAATCCATCCATCTTTTCCCCCTAGTTTATGTGATTGATTTTGTTATGTTACCTGAGATTGGCCACGAAACCTGTACAGTGGATAGGCTTCCCAATTCACCCGATACAGATTGCCATTCGGTGATAACCGCGTTAAAACTATATTTTGGATTGCTTGCACTTACTGCAGCATTGACTGGCCTGATCTGCATTGCAACTGCAGTTCCAACTGTTGTGTTTGCCATTGAAGTACCATTGACAAGTTCTTCAAGGGCATTGTCGGCATAATCTTGATTGAACTGAAAAGTCACAGAATTATCAAACACACCCGCTTGGCGCGTGCGCGATTGTGCGCCAATTTGGGTTGTGTCAATTGTATCCACGCTTGTTTTCAATTCTATCTGTGTCACAAACTCCGAAATATCGTTGCTTGCAAATAGCACATAGGCGTTATTGAGAACAAGGCGTGGCATTTATGAAGCGGCTTTTGTAATTGCGCCCGTGATTGGCCAAGTCGCAGAAATCGTACTTAGCTCACCAACGCTGCCCTGAACATTCTGCCACTCGCTGCAAACGGCCGAAAAACTGTATGAGGGGTTTGTTGAACTGGCTGCACCTGATGTTGGCTTGATTACAATAGGAACTACTGTTCCAACAAGTGATGTGCCAATAGCGTTGATTGTTATTTCAGGCCCTGATGCTGCAAAGTCCTGATTAAATTCTAGCGTTACGGAATTGTCTTTTAATCCTGGCAGCCTGGTTTTTGCTCCACTACTTGACATTCCTGTGGTTTCAATAACATCTACACTTGTTGAAAGTGTAACGCTAGTAATAAATTGAGAGAGATCAATAGCATTTACTGTAACTGAAACATCTGTTAATACTATGCGTGGCATTATTTTACTTCCTCTACTGGTTTGATTGCTGCGGTGTTTTTTAGATATTCGCCTGCAACTAGGGCATCAATGTTGAGGCCAAGTTCAAGCAATTCTTTCTCAGTGATTGACTCACCTTTCTTCTTCGGTGTGAATACATCCGATGTGACTGTGTAGCTCATTTTTTCTCCTATCCGTAAACGGTGATTCGGTAGCGGTACGAAAGAAACTCAATATCGCCTGATGAGTAATTACCCGCTTCGGCAGATGTAACCCGCAAAGTGCTGCAAGCCCCATCAAGAGTTAGATCAGATTCAATTGCTGCCTTGATTGAGAAATCCCCGCTACCTGCAAGGTACTTATCAAGTTCGTTTTGAGCTGAACGCTCTGTGAAGCGCTGCACCAAAACAACAACATCTAGGTTTGCCTGGTCAAGTCCACGGGCATTGTTCAAATCAAATGTGAAATCTAATTGGCCAACAATGGCCGCTGGTGCCACTGGCACCGTTGGGATTAGTTCGTAAACACGCATCCCTTTAATAGTCTCTAGGTTGGCTTTTAACCCGTTTCTAACCTGACTTGGCAACATTAGACAGCCAAGCCATTGTTCTTGCGTAGGGGGCGCAGTAGTGCCTCAACATCGGCATCTAGCTTTGCAGCCAATCGCACTGTTCCCATATCTGTATTGCCAGCAATTCCAAATGGTGACTGGTTACGCAGGAACAGGCGAGAGGCTTGAATCTTTGCTGCGGTTTTTACTTCATAAGGTACCGCTGACCATCCAAACACACCTGTAACTCGCACTGATTGTGGCAGGTTGAATGGGAAAACATAAGAGCCAACGGCAAGCAACCGTGACATTGGAAAGCCACGAGAAGGATTGTTGACAGGTTCAAACATCGCATCGTCTGCGGTCCACACTGTTCCGTAGGTGCGATCAAAATTATCATCGGTTGCAATCTCGTTGATGCTCACAAAGTCATCAACAGGCAAGATGTAGTAGTCAGTCGGTGTGTAGTAGCGGATGACTGGTACGGCAGTGGTGCCATCCTTGTAAAAGAAACGGCCACAATAATCATCTATTTGGCGTGAAGCGGTTGCAATAGCCATTTCAAGGGCTGCATTGTCAATTGAATCCTCAAGATTGAGTGCATCCTTGACTTCATTTAGGGTTACATACCCGTTAGTGATCGCCACGCTTGGTTCTCGTTTCTACTTTGGGAAGCATTGCGCGTTCCAGTTGTGGAACGGCGGTAGCGGTTTCCTTTGATTTTACCTTAATTCTTAAAATTCTTTTTATGCGTTCCATATATCGTGCTGCCGATCATCTAGCCAATATGACTTTGAATGAGGCAATATCGCCCCTGTGTGGGCATAGATTGGAAAACCTAGCGAGCGAACACGGCGGCAGAATTGCAAATCTTCGCCAATCCATTCACCGTTGATAGGTCCATCCCAAAACCAACACCAATCTTTCCCCTGGTGTGGGTCGGCATCTGCCTGAATTGCCTCAAGCACGCTGCGGTGGATTAGCAAACATCCAGTGCCTGCGGCATCTACTTGAAACAATGAATCTTTATCGTACTTGTTTAGCGGTAAGAAGCCTTCAGGGGCATCTTGAAAAATTGTTGGTACAGGTTGTGGATATGGAAAACCTGTTTCAAAGCTGGCAAACACTAGGCCTGCTACAACTGGGCGCTCTGTATCGTGTGCTGCCTCAATTAACTTATCAAATGCTTCAACTGGCAACTGTTCATCTGAATCCATCATTAAAAGCCAATCAGATTTGGTTTCCAAGAATTGCTTAACCAAACGATTGCGTTGCTTTGATAAAAGCCCTGAACCCTTGATGCGAATGAATGGGCCAAGTCGTGATGATCGTGATTGCGCCAACTGAATCAAACTAAATGCAAACCCGCCGTTGACATTGCCTGGGTCGCAACTGCCAATTGAAACTTTGTGTGCTGACTTCATAGATTCCCCCGAATCATTTAAGAAGTAAGAGGCGGGTTAGTCGGGGGAGAAAAACCCGCCTCTTACAATTTGTTAACTTTCGATTAGAAAGTTGGTGCTACCAAACCGGTGCCTGAAATGATTGAGGCAGCGAGTGGGTAACGCTCTGCTGAGAAGGCACCAAAGCCGTAAACAACAGATTTTACAGTGAGTGAACCAGCGCCTGTTGCATCAAATGAGAGTGCAAAAGGTGATCCTGGTTGTTCCCAAAGGTGCATTTCTGGTGCTGCAACGCAGTAGATTTCATCCTGGTTTGTTGCTGCGCCGTATGTTGTACCAACATTTGCATCAGTTACAACTGGAAGGCCAAGGATTGAGTAACCTGAGTTTCCGTATCCTGGAAGTCCAGCGCCTGCTGCAACTGCGTTCATTGGGCCATTTCCTGTTGGAACTGCCAATGGGCGGCCTGTTGTGTCGCTTGAAGCAAGGATTGCTGCAAGGCGGCGTGGGTGCATAATCCAGTGTGTTGGAGCGATGAAAACATTGCTCTCAACTTGCTGATACGCATCTGCCAACTTTGAGTAGAGAAGTGCAGTTGTTGGTGTTGTTGCAGTGTAAGTGATTGCATTTCCACCTGAGTTGCGGATTCCCTTGAACTGGCCGTTGTTGCCTGTTCCGTTTAGAACCTGAGCATCAACTGTTGTGTGCCAAGAGCGAATGAGATCTGCTACAACGAATGTATCAATTCCTGTTCCGCGCTCGATAGCCTGCGTCACGAGGTCGCGGAAGTAGTGCTCGGGGCTGTCAGGCGGTGTGCCTGTCACGCACACGCGCCCACGGGTCGTCAGGAACTGCGGCAGGATGACCGAGCGCACGAGCTTACGGAGCAACTCCGAGCGAATCTTGCCGGCCTCGTCCACCACGGCCAAGTGACACTCGGTGCCGACCTGTGCGTCAACGTCGCCATCCGACTCGCACGACCCGAGGTGCATGACTGACCCGTTCGGCCAGATCCACGTGTTGTCCTGGGTCACGAAGCGCGGGCGCAGGTGGGCCGGTGCGAGTCGCTCTATCCACCGCATCGCGGGGCGCACGAACTGCCGCCCATGGGCCTTCGTGGGGCAGGCGTAGCGGATGATCGCGCCGGGGTGCTGTAGCGCCTTCTGCCAGCACATGAGGCACGCGAATCGCGTCTTACCCCAGCGTCGCGAGCACAGCACGACGAAGACCGCGTACTCACTACGACTGAAGGCTGCCCACGCCACACGCTGAATGGCCAGCATGAGCCACACGAGTGACCCCATGCGCCACGCTCGAGACTCCGCGAGCGCGTCTAGGGCGGCTCGGTTCAAG